AATATTTAAAGGATTACAAAGCCCCAGAACATGAAATGATAGAATGGACGCTAAATAAGTTTGCAGACGCTGATAAAGTGTTTGTAGACGTAGGAGCACACGTAGGAACATATACTTGGACCTTAGCTCCTCACTTTAGAAGAACTTATGCCTTTGAACCTACAGTAGAAACATTTAACTATCTCAGTGCCAATGTTTTACTTAAAGGTCTATCAAGAAAGGTAGATATCCATAATATAGCATTAGGCAACGAAGATGGACTCAAAACATTCTTTGAAAGAAGTACAGATGGTGGAACAAATGGTTTCCGCTTAGAATATGATGGTGACGCTTGGGTAGGTAATAATCAAGCGCAATACATGAAAGAGATTAGAAGATTAGACCACTTTAATTTAAAAGACATTGGTTTAATCAAAATAGATGTTGAAGGGTATGAACTAGAAGTCCTTAAGGGTGCTTCTCAAACTTTAACAGATAATAACTATCCACCTATACTATTCGAGAGCTGGCCACCTCACCACAAAACTAACATTAAACTCCAAAACGATTTATTCGATTATTTAGATGAAATAGGGTATGAAGTTAAGACAACTGAACATCCTGAGATTTATTTAGCAATTAGAGAGAAATAATTATGTCATTACAATCAAAACTAGAAAACTACATCGAAGCCCCAGATGTTCCCGAAAATTCTTTTGAAATCGGGTGGGAGTATGAACTCATAGGGCAATACGCCTCTGCCATGGGATATTATCTTAAATGTGCAGAGTTAACAGACAATGAACTATTAGCTTACGAATGTTTATGCCGAAAGGCTATATGTTTTACAAAAGCAGGTGAGAGAGAATCACACGTTCAGACCAATGCTAATTTAGCAATATCTGTTCTACCTAATAGACCAGAGGCTTACCATATCCTATCTTGCTCGTTAGAAAGAACAGGGGATTGGCATGAATCATATGCTATAGCAAAGATTGCTCAAAAACTTAACGGAGATAGAACACCACTGCTTTACAACTTAGATGACCGCTGTTGTGAATATCCCGGATTCTTTGCGCTTCCATTCCAAGAAGCAGTAGCGCTATGGTGGATTGGAAGATTTAAAGAATGTATAGAAAAGTTTAAAGAAGTGAAAGCAATGAAAGGAATAGATGCTGCCTATATAGGACACTGTCAATGGAACATTGATAACCTTGAAGGAAGAGACGCTGACGCTTTAGCTGGACTTAAACCATCTACATCTAAGTCTATTACTGATAAAGATGAAATCATTAAAAAGATGTTAGCGGAGAAAGATAAATGAAAGAGGAAATTGTCATACCACAAATACAACCAGATGGATACATATCTGCTGAAGACTATGGAGAAATGAGAGCTTTAGGTATGGATGACCCAAAAGAATATGAAAGACTTAAAAACTTATCAGTTGAAGAACTCATGGAAGAAAGAGTAGCAGATATTACTCCGACAGATAGTCAACCTTCCATAGTAGTGATAGATAATTTTTATAGTAATCCAGATGCTGTAAGAGATTACGCTATGACAAGAGAATTTGTAGAAAGAGGATATCACGGAGCCGTAGGGCACCGTACTTTAACCCCTAAACATTTCAAAGGAGTTAAAGAAAAATTTGAAAGTATATTAGGAAAGAAGATGGCAAAGGGTAATGAACTAGGTGGATGGGATTATCAAACTAATGGTGTGTTTCAACACTGTATGGCAGAAGACCCTTTCGTAATACATGCTGATGACCAGAAATGGGCAGCTATGATTTATCTAACTCCTGATGCTCCAGTAGAGTGTGGAACAACACTTTATAGGCATAAGAAGACAGGACAAGATAGAGTAGAAAGAAAATCTGATTGGGATGTGTTTAAGGGTAATTTTTATGACCCTACCCCATTTGAAATAGTAGATGTAATAGGAAACAAATATAATCGTATGATATTATTTGAAGCTAAACATATACATGCTGCTTCTCAATACTTTGGAGATTCCATAGAGAATGATAGATTATTTCAGTTATACTTTTTTAACACAGAGGAAAGATGATAGTAGGTAAAGCAGATACAGATAAATGGCAACCAAGCCATATGAGGTTGAGCCCTTCAAAAATAAACACATACAAGAAATGTCCCAGAGAGTTCTATTATAAATATATTGCAAAACTTCCAGAAAAGAAAACAATTCATTTATTCCGTGGAACTTTAGTTCACAAAGTATTAGAAGATTTATTCAAACAAAAATATCGTACTTTAGCCCAATGGGAAAAAGGAAATGCATTCGAGTGGGTACAAGAACAATTCGAAACAGGATGGGAAGAAAAGATAGCTAAACATAAATGGTTATGGGAAGTACACACTGATGAAGAGATGGAGTCTATGTATATTGAGACAGAACAACTCTTACAGAACTTTGTAGGTAGTGTAAATAAAAAACTTACAGAGATGGTTGAATGGAAGATATTTAGGAACAAGCAACAAGCATGGAATGCAGTAGCACCTAAGTATGCTGAGAAGTGGGTTAAATCTCATGAATATGCTATTGTAGGAGTTGTCGATGTTGTGTGTAATGATTTCGATGGTGGTACTACATTACTGGACTATAAGACTAGTAAGCGCTATGGAGCATACCTTCCTGAAGAATACTATCGCCAACTAATCATATATGCGTTTTTATACACATTAGAGATGGGAGAGATGCCTAACTTTGTAGGTGTCAACTATTTACGCTTTGATGACACGTTCTTTGTTAAGGTCAATCAGCAAGTGCTCGATGAAGCTAAAGACTTAATTAAGTTTGTACATGACTGTATTAAGGAAAGAGAAGAACACGTAGATAGATATGAACAAGTTCCACAGAACTTATGTAAATGGTGCTCGTTCCATAAATCTAATGGGGGGCCATGTGATGCAGAAATACCTAAGTGGAAACCTAAATATACCAGAAAGAAAGAGAACTACGCAGATATCGATAATAAATCTAAAGACTTAATAGAGCTTGAGAACCAAGAGCAGTTTCCTGAGTTCGATTAGGGGTAATCTTTAAATAGTAGCGTCATGTAAAATAATACATGGCGCGCGATGATTATGGAGCTATTTCCGTAATCTCTGATGAAGAACGAGAGATATTAGGAATTAGTGGTCCAAAAAAACCTTCTGATGAAGAAGAGGAAAAACTATTTGAGACTATCGGCAAAGCTGCGGATAAGATTGGGGAAACCCAAGTAGGTAAGAAGATAGGAACTATAATCACCGTCGTATTACTAGCGCTCTTGAGTGGGGGGGCCAACATGTCTATTATCCATGATTATTTCAATGGAGATGACGAAGGCCCCATCGGGGGCTGCTTAGAATCAAACGCCACAAATTATAATCCCCAAGCTACTTTCGATGATGGTAGCTGTAACTTTGTTGTGATAGTGTATGGTTGTACAGACCCTGAAGCGGTTAACTATGACCCTCAAGCTACACACGATAATGGGAGATGTAATATTTTAAATCAAAATGGTACAGGTGAAAATAACGAGACACAAACTAATGAAACAGTGTATGGTTGTATGGATATAGATGCAAATAACTATAACGACCGTGCAACTGAAGATGATGGGTCTTGTGAATACGAACATGAAGAAAACCACTGTAACCACACTGATTTGTATGCATGGGGTGGACTATCTCATGGAAACGTATCCAGACCATCTAATAGTAGTACAGACATGTATATGGACTTTGATACTGATTGTGATGATGAGGATGACCCCTTACCAATTCTAGTTTATTATGATTTAGTACATATCATAGTTGATGAAGATGAAAATGGTAATAAGTCTATGTACTACGATAATTACATTTATACTAAGTTATATTTTAATGTATCAGGATGGTTCGAAGATGAACACTGGTTTGAATATGATGAATTATTCGAAACACCATTAGAAGAAAACTTTAATGACATTCACGAAGGTTACTGGATTTATTATGTCTCTTACTATGCTGACTATAATGGAGATGGTGACTATTACGGAGAAGATGAATATGTTGGTTATTCCACTAACTGGGGTAACGGCGACATAGAAGAAGTGGGATGGAGGTTAGAGGTATGAAGAATAGATATAAAAAGCTTTTAGAAAGTATAGGGGAGGATGTCGAGTAATGCGTGCCGCAGACATGCTCGTACTTACCAATATGTTAGCTAAAATTATATCAGAAGTAGATGACTTAAAAGCAATGTTAAAGGAAGCCGTTGCGAATGATTTTCGTAATAATTTCGAGGAGGAAGAATGAATGGATTTACAAGTGATATTAATTTTCCTCATACACATTTTAGCGAGTGTTCTAATCTTTGTTACGATTATAATGCTGATTGCTTTTGCAATGACAATGACAAGAAAGATACTAAAACTAAGAAAACCAAGGACAACTGTTCCACAAGAGACAAAGGAGAAAAGAATGAGTAAAGAGAAAGGCGAAGGAGTCACTTTTAATGACATCTTTATGTTTATGATTGCTGTACCTTTAGTGTTACTATGGGTTGGGTTTGCTGGGTTTGTTATACACAGCGGACTTAATGATAGCAGCGTTCTAGACCAGATTGAAGGATATACAACTTTGATAGCTATATTAGGTGGGCCCGCCCTTCTAATTATCAAAGATGCACTTGATGTCTGGAAACAAGAACAGGCTGAGAAGACAGCATTTTATAAAGTAAAAGCGCAAGCAGTTATTGATTATAATGACAGCATGCAGAAGCAAGCTCAAATGATTGAATCTAAAGCGCAAGAACAAGAACACAAGATGGAGAGTAAAAAATGAACGATTTTGAAGTAAAGGACTTAGCAGAGCAAGTAGAGGGATTACATCAAGTAGTGGAAGCATTACTTGAAAATTCCGATTTACACTTATGCTGCTGCTCAAGCAAAGACGCCGATGACGGCGATGAGGAGGAATAAATATGGCAGAAGACACAGTCTTGAAGGGTGAACACTTCAGTAAGAATAACCCTGACATGAAGTTGTATTTTGAAAAACCTACACAGGAAGAAATTAATGAGATGCAGTGTGCTATGGCAACTACGTCTTATAAAACTGCTGAAGCTAATATGTCGGAAGTAGCAAAAGAAAAACCTATCTACATGGATGGTAGTGACGTTATGTCTACACCTAACGCAGACTATATTGCAGATAAGAAAAACTATGCTCCCGGTAGTTTCAGAAACACACAATAAGGTGATAACATGGTAAACCAAAATAAAAAATATAATATAGATAAAACGTTAACAATGAGAAAGAGTGGTTCTGGAGAGAAAGTCTTCAGTCACGTAGGTGGTAAAACCCACGCTTTGGAAAAACACGCTATATCTAAAGAAACTGCATTGAAGCAGATAAGAGATGTAACCGAGTCCGAGATAGCACGTAGAGAGCATCACGGGCATCACATTGGTTCTAAACAACACAGAAAGACCCCTATGAGGGATTAATTATGGCAACAGACATATTGATGAATGATGGCGCTTCGCCAGCAAGAATCTTACCATTCGTTTGCGCAGAGACTATTACCGCAGGTAATGCAGTCACTATGGATTCTAGTGGAGAACTAACTAACGCAAACACAAGTCTAGGTGCAGGATTCAAAGAGTATGTTATAGGTATAGCTATGTTGACTGCTACATCTGGTAACTTCAACAGTATAATTACAGGACGTGGTGTTCTATGTAAAATAAACACAACTTCTGGAAACGCTGGTAAAGCACTTAAAGTAAGTTCTACAGATGGTAGATTAGAAGATAACACAGCACTAGGTCACACAGTAGCTATTCGTATTGAAGATAACGGAGCAGCTGGATTAAACACCTGTTTAACAGCTTATTAGAATGGCTCCTAAGAAGAAAGGCTTGTATGCTAACATACATGCTAAACGGAAACGCATCAAGAAAGGCTCAGGTGAAAAAATGAAAAAGAAAGGAGCAAAGGGGCGACCAACAGCTAAACAGTTCAAAAAAGCAGCTAAGACTGCTAAGAAGAGAACTTACAAGAGGAAGAAGAAGTAATGGCACCTCGTAAAAAGAAAGCCACTACAAAAAGAAAAAAAGCGAAAGCTATACGCAAAACAACGAAAGGTAAAGGAGCTAACTATCGTAAAACAAAATCTGGAGCTGGTATGACTAGAAAGGGAGTTAAAGCTTATAGGAGAGCTAATCCCGGTTCTAAACTCAAAACAGCAGTTACAGGTAAAGTTAAGAAAGGTAGTAAAGCAGCCAAAAGACGTAAATCTTATTGTGCTAGGTCAGCAGGACAGAAAAAGAGAAGTTCTAAGAAAACACAAAACGACCCTAATTCAAGAATCAATCAAGCACGTAGAAGATGGAAGTGTTAGATGGCAATAACGAAAGCAGAAATTTTAACAGTGATTGACGCAGATATAGATGATGTTACCAATAAACTAACATCTTTGATGTCTACAGGTAGTTTACTTAACACTAAAGATGAACTACAATGTGACAACTATACGCGTCAACTTGCTCTTTTAGACTCAACTAAAACATGGATTGAGGCTAACTTATAGGTAAGCTTTATATACTGGGAGTACCTAATTATTATGGGCGCTCTCGCTAGGGCCAAGGCTTCATAGGACGGCATTCGCCAGTGTCCAAGAGAGACCCCAACATATATGGAGATATCAACATATGAATGAAACAACAAATAATACAGCAGAATCAAACAATACAGCTGATAACAATACCTCTGATGACGGTAACCTTACTGCTTTATTGGACACTGTAGAAGAATCTGGAATGTTAGACGCACTAATGGACGACCCATTATTAGCAGCACTTGCTGCACTGGTATTAGCTTTAGGCGCTTACGTCGCTTATACAGTACCAGCAGTTAAGGCGTTAGTCTTTAAATACTTAAAGAATAATGAAGCAGAATTGATGGATTTATTAGATACAAATCTAACCAAAGCCCAGATGAAAGCTTTTGATAAGCTTGATGAGACAGCACAGAAGCATGTTAAAGACTCTTTAGTCCGTAATGTATTAATTACAGCTTGGGATGAAAAAGATGATGAACTTGCTGCCTTAGTAAAGTCCAAAGTCAAGGCCAGCCTTGATGAAGGCAAAGCACTTTGAACGTAGAGGAATACGAGCAAAGATTACGTCAGAGAGTAGGAGAGGCTGAATATGAACGTCATAAAGAGCTTGTCCTGCTGCTGGCGCGCAATCTTGCTCTTGAAGATATTTTGTGGGCGGAAGTTCTTGTATCTATTCGGGATGTTGACGCTAGAACAGAGCTCTTGCGCCAAAGAAATGCAATCGTTAAGGACATACATACAGAATTCAGAGCGTTGAATATCCAAGTCCCTACCGTAGCAGAGAAAAATAGCGAAGATTTCGCTTCAATGATGATGGAGTTAGTAGATGACGATGACAGTGAAGAACGAGTCAAAGACCCTAAGAGCCGCGATGACGGGGAAAGGGGCCTATGATTCAAGACAATTAGAGAATATATTCGAAAAGTGTAGACAAGATGAAAAGAAAATGCTTGCACTTGTCAAAGGTTTTTGTAAATCATACCTTTTAGATAATAAACAAAGAGCTCTAATGTTACGCCCTCTTCAATTAGATATTATCGTTAAATCATTAATTCATCGAGCAGATGGAGAGCAACGTAAAGTAGCTATCTTAGCTCCGCGTGGAAGTGGAAAATCATTCGCCCTGTCAGTAGCAGTAGTTATCTACATGTTCTTTAATCGTTTTAGAGATTTAATATTTGTTCTAGCTCCTTCAGAGGACCAAGCAGCGTTAATTTTTAATTATGTATATAGACATTTCGCTGATAGTAACATGTTAAATAGTCTAGTTGAGAATTATAGATTCCATAACAAACCTAGTATTACAATGAAAGGTGGTACAATAATGAGACGTGCACCTTTAGCCCCAAGTAATCAAGGTCAAGCTATACGTGGACAACATCCAACATTCTGTATAGTTGACGAATCTCCGTTGATTGACGATAAGCTTTTTATTGATAATGTAGAACCAGCTATAGTTTCTAACAAAGCTCCCTTTATTAATTTGGGAACACCTAAATCTAAAGATAACCATATGTGGCGTTACCTTTATGATGAAGCTTATGCTGAAACATTTACAAGATTACACTATACATGGAGGGATGCAGTGAATAGAGGAGACGCATATGAGGCTCCTTACACTGAAAGACAAATGTTAGATAAAATGACAGAATGGGGAGAGGATTCAGTTTATTGGAGAACTGAGTATGAATGTGAGTTTGTAGAGAGTGTATCGAATATATTTAATCCAAGCAAAATAAAAGCGTGCTATGATGGACATGACATTACTTATCCCGAAAACTTGGAGTCGTTTCGAAAAGGTGACCTACCTATCACTGTTGGTGTTGACATTGGGAAGTCAGTTAATTCTACTGTTATCTCTGGTTGGCAATTGGAGCAGGGAGAAGAAGCTAATCATGCAAGGCTTATCTACATTGAAGAAATCAATCCTAGAACAGGTGGACACGATATTCCATATCAGCGTCAACGTATCATGGACGTTGCCGTTGGGCTGGGTGCTGATAGGGTCATTATCGACGCTACTGGTATTGGTGGTGCTATTGAACAAGATTTACGGGTGGCGTGCATAAATGCTTCTATACATTTTATACCGTTCGTATTTACTGGTGGCCCAAAAGGTAGTAAAACTCAAGCCTATAGAGATTATCAGTCGTATATTCAACAAAGAAGAGTAAAGATTCCTAATCCTGAGTTCTTAACAGGATATGCAGCTAAGTGTGTTAACAAATGGATAAGAGAACATATAGAGTTACAATACGTTATGGATGCAGCTAATAAAACAGAAAGGATAGCAGCACCTGATGGAAAACATGATGATTACTGTGATAGTAGTGTTATTGCTTTACATGCTACACTTACAATGCTTCCAGCGTCTGCTGGTGGTTCGTTTGGTGGAGGTAATGTTTCTCAGAATAGAGCGGCTGGAAAACACATGTCAAATAGAAGCGCAGCGCCCTTTGCACGTGTAAAAAGAAGAAATATGCGCCTAAATAAACCAAATCTAGGTAATATATAACAAAAGCTTTATATACTATATTATATTAATATTAAATAGCCATGTCGTTGATAGATAATATTAGGCGACGTTTTGCAACCACAGGAAGCAATCCGCCGTTTAAAAAAGATGACCCACGTAGTTTCGGTGCGGGTATTATAAAACGCATCAAATTACAGAGACAAGGGGGCTACCAGATAAAGGATTATGAATCCCATATAGGTAACAATAGAACTTATATGAATGTATATTTGTCTGACCCAATAGTTCGAGGATTAATCGACCTTCCTTGTTTTTACGCAGTCAAAGATAATTTTGATATAGTAACTGAACATGACGACTTAAGACAAGAAGTGGAAGAAATGTTTAGGGATATAAATATAGAGCAGACTCTATATGCGTGGGTAAGGAATGCACGTATTTTTGGAACAGGATATATGGAGTGGACAGGCGACAATTTAGTCGTAAGGTCTTCTCAGAATATGTATGTGCAACGCGACGAACATGGACAAATAATGTATTATTATCAAGATACAGGCGCTGATAAAGAAAATGTTAGATTTGAAGCCGATGAGATAATAGAACTTAAAAATAATGAATTTGATGACTATGCTTATGGATTAAGCGATATTCATCCTATTCTCTATTTAGTAGATTTAAAAGATTATGCAGAGCGAGACATAGGAGCTGCTCTAAATAAATATGCTACATCACGTTTTGATATATCATGTGGTCTACCAGATATGCCATATGGTCCAGATAAAATTAATGAGATAGTTAGTGCTTTTAATGGATTAGAGCCCGGTGAAGATATTATTCATGGTAACGATATAGTTATCAAAGAATTGCAGGGCACACAAAGAGCATTCGAATATGGTAAATATACCGATGATATATTAGACAAAATCCACATGGCGCTTAAAGTGCCAAGGACAATGTGGACTGACCCAGAAAAGGCTCGACCTATTTTTGAGCCTTATGTTAGATACTTACAAACAATGATTGAAGGAGCCCTAAATGCTCAGCTATTACCACAATTAGAAAGTGGTGAAGCTAAGTTTAAGTTTAGGCAAATCAATGTAGAAGATGCGTTTACTAAAGCAAAGACTGATATGATTTATCTGTCTGAAGGAGTGTTGTCGCCCGGTGAAGTAAGGGAAGAGAGAGGTCTTGACCCTGAAGGGGCAGAAGTGTTAGAGAATCAAGTAGAAGAAATAACTACAGAAGGAAGAGCTGAAGTTAAACCTACTAAGAGTAGTAAGAACGCAAATGTATCTGGTGGAAAGGATACAGATAAAAAGGAAGAAAGTGCGAGAGCACAAAACCGAGGCAACAAGCCGTCCGCAAACGCAACGGGAGATAGAAAATGACATACGACAAATGTGTAACGACTGTTAGCAAAACGCTAGAAAATCGTGGTTTTGATAATCACACCGAGAAAGCTCAGAATATGTGTAGTATTTGGGCTGAGGAAAATGGCGTAGAGCGGGAATTCGGAAGGACAACCCCCAAAGAACCAGTTCGTAGGTCATTTGCATTAACTGTTGAAGATAGTGCGGATTTTACACTTACAGAGAGCGACGGGGTAACCACCGTGGAATTTCCCGTAATCGCCATTACGTCCGGCCCTCATGAATATGAGGCAGATGGGCAAGAACAAAAAGTTTATATTGAGGGAAGTATGCTGGAGGACAGTCTAGAGAAATTCAGCGAACTCCCCATTTATATAGACCATCAACGAACAGCTGAGGATTTAATCGGCATGGCTACTGAGCCTGAGCTAATCAAGATGGATAACGGAAAGACAGCAGTGAAAATGTTGGCCACCATTAATAATACACATGGTAGAGGTCAAGAAGCAATGGATAAAGTGAAAGACGGGGACATGACACATGTAAGCATCGATTGGTTTTCAAACGATGTAGATGTGATGGGCGATACATTCGCCACTAAAATACGTCCCACGGAGGTAAGTTTTATCGATAATAAATCGATGGACCCCGTCTGTAAAGAATGTACAATAGAAACGGAATGTGAATTACATGTTAAGGATGACGACCATGACTGCGGTTGTGGTGGTGAACACACAGCATGTGAATGTGAAGACGGGAAAACAGAGGTAGAAATTATGACTGAAGAAGTTAAAGAAACCAACGTGAAATCCGATGCAGAGAACATTGTCGAGCGCGAGTTCGCGTCACTGCGTACAATGCTAGAAGAGGCAGAAGCTTCCAAAAAGGAAATCGAGAAACAGTACAAGGATGCTCTAAAACAATTAGAGAAGTTCCAAGAAGCTGAAGAAAAGAGAACCGCAGAAGAAGCAGAAGCTAGAAAACTAGCAGCAGTTGATGCAATCATATCCAAAGAACTCTTATTTGGTACTATACCAGAAGAGAACAAGGATGCTCGTGTAGAGGAACTCTCCGCATGGGATGAGATGAAGCTGACTGGATTCAGCGAGGCTTTGGCAGCAATACCAGAACCTCAAGCAGACGTCGAGCGCTCATTCGGAAAAGGCAAAGCACCAGAAGGTGCACCAGTTGCTGAAACCGAAAGAGAATTCGCCGTAAAGATGGTCAATGGTAGAATTACCCTTGACAAGAATATCCTCAAGGATATTAAGGAGAACTAAAAATGGCAACAGAGATTTTAGTTAATGATGGTGGTGCACCAGCAAGGATTATTCCTTTCACAGCTGGTAGCGCAATAACCGCAGGATATGCCCTTCAAATGGGTGGAGATGGAGAAGTAGACACAATAGCATCAGCAGATAATGTTATGCCTGTTGGAGTCGCTTTTACTGACGCCGCATCTGGAAACATAGCAAGCGTAATAACAGGAAAAGGTATTGTATTAAACATGTACGTATCTGGAACTGTAGGAAGAGGAGACGGTGTAGCTACATTAGCTGACGGTAACCTTGGACAAGCAAGCGCTTCATCCGTCGCTGTAGGAACCTACATCGACCCAAGCGGTGCGCACTCAGGTGCAGCCTCATTACAATTGGTCCTGTGGGGTTAAATACTTAGGAGAAGATTAACATGGTTGATGCAACACCCGGTATACTAACAACCCTGAACACAGGGTCCGTCAACGGCGGACTCGGTGAAAGAGTATTGATTGATTACAAAGACGCAATAATGGACTACAAGGTCACAGACCTTCCAGTAATGCAATTCTTTGCAGAATCAATGACTACTGACACAGGGGGTAATATTGATATTACTTTGAACAGACCTAGCATGAAGCTAGAACAAATTGACGAGGGAACCACCCCGCAATACCAACACACAAAGCTACGCTCCGAGCGTATCTCTGTGAAAGAATGGGGTATAGCAGTAGGTGTAACCCGCAGAATGATTGAAGATTCAAGATTCAACGAAGTAGAAATGGCTTTGAATGAAGCTCGAAGAGCTGTAGACAGACACATGACAGACAATGTTGTGAAAGTCGTCTTCGGTGCTCACGCAGCTAACTCAACATTTGGAACCATCCAAATCGACGAAACTACAGCAGAATCAGCAATCACCACTTTCGCAAGCAATCCATACTCTGGATTCTACGGAACTGGAATCGTAGCCGCAGACATTGACAGCGGAAGTTCACGTGTAAACTCTTATGGTAACGAAAGTTCCACAAGATTAATACGAAACTCCTACGTTCGTGCAGCTGGCGACACTGCTGGAAACCTCGCTCTTTCTGACATAACACAAGGAATTGACAGAGTAGGTGCACGTGGATACACTGCAACTCACTTGTTCATTTCCCCAGCTCACTACAAGTCCTTATTGGACCTCGGTGACTTCGTAACTGCTTTCACAGCAGGACAAGGAGAAGCTGGTGCAGCTCAAAACCCAACGACCGCTGCTATGATGCCCGGTTCACCAGTCTCTGAGACTGCAAGAACAGGAGTCGTAGGAAGCATCTACGGTTTAACAGTTGTTGTAAACGCATGGGTTCCTTCAACTCGATTCGCAGTATTCGATTTGGGAACTAAACCTATGGTTTATGTAGAAAGAAGACCATTGACAGTTGAAGAAGCAAATCCCGGATTTGGAATTGTTGGTTCATACATGTCTATGAGATACGGTTTGAAGATTATACGCCCAGAAGTTGGATGTATTTTCATCAACGGTGCTTCAGGTTAGATACTTAGTTTAGATTATTGTTTAATTAAATTAAGATAGGCTCGGAGGGAGCCTTAATCCCTCCACTATATATTTTCACATGTTCCTTGTGAGGAGTTCCAATGCCCAGTAGACAATTAAGAAAAGAATTACAAAGTAGAGAAATCGGAACCGCAACCAAGAATTGGGTCTTGTCTAAAGTTCAATCAGGCAGTCAAGGGACTCAAGGTGCTTCTC